GCTTCAGCATCAGCCGTATAGACATAATAACCTGAGTCAGGTGTTAAATAGCCACTGTCAACGTAGTATAGATCTTGTGTCATAATTTTACAGTTTGGTTATTTTAATCTTAACATTAAAATCAGTGCTGACAGTGTCTGCTGTAGAATTTAATAGGTAACGCAATTGAAATGTTGCATTACTAATTGTAGATCTCCAAACATGAGTCCACCTTTGACTAAATCTGTAGGTAGTTCCTGTAGCAACCAAATATGATCTAGCAGGATAATTATCACCATTAAAATTAGCACTAGTGTTATCAACCCAATCGCCAGTAGATCCGTTATTAAATATTTTATGTTGCCAAGTATTGGCATTAGTTACATATTCAACATTGTCCATTTCAATAACATATGTTCCCGCAGCAGCACAAGTAACTATATTACTGGCTACTGAAATGATACCACTAGGATCCCACCATTCTTCAATGGCTGCTCTATATTCACTTCCTGTAATTAGAGTGCCTTTGGGATTGCTAACATATACATAAGCACTTTGTGCTCCGCCGCCTGCACTTGGTGTAGTCCATGTGGCAGCACTTGATCCATTAGTAGTCAATACTTGACCATTGGTTCCTGTATTAGTAGGCCAGTTTATTGCACTAAGTGTAATAACACCACTTGCAGGTGTTAATTGAATATTACCACTGCCACTGGGGGAAATAGCAATGTTTCCGTTAACACCAGTATTAATTGTTATAGAACCTGTGCTGGTTCCACCGTTGGTATTCAATACTAAATTACCAGCACCATTGGTAGTAAGAGTTGCGGCAGCAGCACTATCACCAATACGCACAGTGTCAGCATCTAAGTAGACATCACCTGTGCCATTAGGTGCAATGGTAATATTGCCATTAGATGATGACACAATTGAATTACCATTAACATTTAAATTGCCACCAAGACTTGGATTTGTATCTGCACTAACTGAGGCAATGCCACTTGATATTGTGGTAAATGACAAAGCACTTGATCCATTGGTAGTCAACACCTGTCCATTTGTCCCCATACCTGTTGGGAAATCTAATGCACCAAGAATAATTTTACCAGTAGTTGGTGTTAATTGAATATTACCTGATCCATTTGGTGCAATTGAGATATTACCATTAGCACCAGAGGCAACAGTGATAACACCACTTGAAGAGTCAGCATTGGCAGTTAGTTTTAATGCACCACCAGTGCCACTGGTAATGGTATAGTCAGTGCCAGTGCCAAGTAATGCTTGATTGGTCTTAAATGTGGCATAGTGATTATTAGTAGTAAATGAGTCAGCAGATCCACGTAAGGTAAATGTAGGGTCAGTGCTGGTGCCTTGGAAACGTCCAATCCAACGACCAAAATGTCTATTAGTGTTACTGCTGTCACGAACAGTAAATTGATAAACCACTGGTTCATCTGTCATACTGGCCAGTGCAATATCAGTGCGATGTTTTTGTGCTATGAAACTTGGCAAAGTATCACTGGCACTAGTAGTAGTGCCATGACGAGCAGTAAAAGGTGCTATGTTGGCACCAGGACTGGTTGCAAAAATACCAAAGGTAGGACTGCCTACAGTAACAATACCAGTGCCATTGGCTGCTATTGCAATAGTGCCATTAGCACCTTGATTGATTGTTATGGAACCACTACTAGTTCCACTATTGGTATTCAATACTAGATTACCAGCACCATTGGTAGTGATAGTGGCAGCAGCACCTGAATCACCTACTTGAATTGTATCTGCACTTAATACAACATCGCCAGTGCCGTTAGGTGCAATGGTAATATTTGCATTGCTAGTTGATACAATTGAATTACCATTGACATCAAGATTGCCACCAAGCTGTGGTGTAGTGTCCTCAACGACATTTTCTAATTTTGCCGTGTTGAGATTAGTTATGTTTGCGTCTGCTTCTGTCCAGGTTAGTGCTGAACCTTTGCCCGTTCGTGTTACGATTGTTGCCATGTGACTTGCTCCACTAAGTTGTTTTCTACAGCAAAGAAAGAGTCCAAGTTCTCAGTGCTGGGTGTTTTCAGCAGGAAAGGGGCCTAAGCCCCGTTCCCGTTGTTGGCTATTAGGCCAAGCTGATTGTCAAGTTGCCTGAAGTAACTTGGAATGTGTCGCCTGTCTCAATGGTCTTGCTGGTTGTTACTGCACCCCAGAACAAGACGTTGCCTGCACCTGCAGTGCCGCCGTCCATAACTGCCACGTGAGTAATAGTGCCCCAGTTGGCTGTGGCTGCGTCAAATGTCACAGTAGCGTTGGTAGCTGAACTACCACCTGATGCTGATGCAAATGTCACTGCCTTACGGCTGTATGCTGTGCCTGAAGTTGATGTTTCATCAGTTAGTGTGCCAGCTTCTAAGTTAGCTGCTGTGGCTGTTGATGTGTTGTTAAACAATGCTAGATAGATTGTTGATGCACCAGTGTAAGGTGCTGTGCCATACTTTAACGTGTGGTCTAATAGTTTGTTTTCTAAATAATTTGATGCGGCGCTCATAGCGTCTCCTTTTGAATATGTTGTCAGTCAGACAACATATGGTTGTCTGTTGTGAGAACGGTTCTCACTAGATATTTATCGTAAACTTAAAAAATCACTAAAAAACCCTGTTAAAAGGTGATAAAACTTTTACCACAGACCAAATGGACACTTAGCTGAATAGATACGTGTCTTAATAGTCATAAAGCAACCACACTGACCACAACGATTCAATGCACCAAGCTCTGGACAACTTTGACACACAGCCATGCGTTGTTCACTGCGTGTTTCTTTGTTTAACAAAAAAGTCACTTGATCTTCAACTGCTGTTGTTGCTTCTACAGTCTGACCACAGCATGACATGTTAGTATCCTCTTATTTTAACCACAGTTCCTGATAATGAATAATAAAGATAATGTAATGATGGACCACTACTAACATTAAAATGAGGAATAGAATTAAAACTAGTTAATACATTAAAGTCTATTCCTGCTTTTGCATTTACTTCTGCATCTATAGCTTCAACTGATGTAACAGTTATTACTGCTTCACTAGATCCACTATAATTTACGCTTACTGTTTTAGGTATACTATAATATGATAACAAGGTTTCAGTTGGATATACATTGATATCGAACTTTGCCTGATCAAAAGTTCCATACTTAACTGGTTTTAATGAAACTAACACTTTCTTTAGAACTCCACCTACATAACGAGGTCCATAAAATGGACACCAAACAACAGGAACAGTAATCTTTCCTTGACAGGTGTCTGCATCAGCAGTTACAGCAATAGTCACTGCATTATCTAATTGATTACAATAATCAGTAGCCCCAGTATGAGATGTAAAAGTTACTGTGAACGTTTGACCTCCAATTGCTGGGCCACCAGTTGTGTTAACAGTTAGTGCAGCACTGTTAGAACTTATTGTGACATTACCTGTTAGTGCTGTTGAAATTTGACTAGTATCGCCTGAAATTACATATGCAATATTTTGTCCATTTGCAACATTTGTTGTAACCAATGTCACTGTTGTAGATGCGCCTTCAAGAATACTATATGAAGATGCTGTAGTTGTGTATGTGTAAGATAATCTTTCACGTAAAACTATAGATTTACTAACACCACCAACATTAACAACCATAGTTGCTGAGTCAGAGCCACCTTCTTCCAATATTGGAATTGTCATAGTTCCAGGAACATTCACAGTGCCTGTTAGTGGAAAATTTATATCACTACTTTGGATTCCTGATATAGAATAATTATATGATACTGGATCAAATAAACAATCTGAACAAAAAGATAATGTTAAAGTTAAAGTTGAACCTTCACATATATCACTTACTCCTACTATTTCAACATCAGGCTTGCGAATACTTTTTAACAATGCTCCTCTATCACCAGTGCCCATTGCAATTAAATTTTCTTCAACCGTGGCATCTTTAGGACTTAATAATTGAGTAATCTTACCTGTAAGCGGATTCTTAGTAAATACTGAATTAATTAAACCTGTTAGCGCAGTTGAGCCTAATAATCTCAACAGTTGAGTGCCAGTTGATTGATCTTTACTGGTATCAATAGCAGTATTGGTCTCTTCAGGAATAATGCCATTGTCAATAAAACGCTCAGTTCTAATCAATCCTGTGGTATCATAGACATCAGCATTGTATTCAAGTGCATTGATACTTAATGATAAAGTGCCATCATCGCCATCGTCTTCTGTTATTTTTACAATTCTAAAAACTTTGTTATAATAACTGTAGACACTACTAGTTACATCAATGAGATCGCCAGCTTTAAGTCCTAGGTAGCTGTAGTCAGTTCTAAAATTTATAACCTTATCAACACGGCTTTGTTTAAGTTCTCTTGATGCTAGAATTTCTGCATGAAGTGGATCATTGATACAGTCAAATTGTATCTTTAATACATTATCTAGTTCATTAGGAAATCTATCTGCATCAGGTATCTTCAGTGTTACGTAGTCAATGCGATCTTTGATATCTTTGTGAGGGAATTCAATCTCAACTGAATTATACAGTTCTGTAATACCTGTTGATGCAATGCTGATGCTGCCAACAATGTTAGTGTCATCAAAGCTGGCCACGCTGGATCCAGCACGATTAATTACCACTGCCCACTTGGCCTGTGCAATATCATAGCTGAGCCAGCAGCCACTAGCTGAACAAAGAACTTCTAAATTCTGCAGAACAGTCTTACTAGTATCAATGACACCATTGATTTCAAATTGTGGTTGGGTTGATGTAGCCATATTGTTCCTTATTGCTTATAAACTGTTTGATTTCTATTCTCAGTATCACTAGTTGGAGTTACCACTGCATAATTCAACACAAAGCTGCTGGTATAATCAGTTGCTGGAGTTATTAAGATTTGATCAATGTCAGCATTGACTTCGCTTCTAGTGCCAGTGAGTGTTAGAGTCTTTGTAGTAGAATTATAACTTGACCCAATAGTAGCTGTTCTAAGAAATGGCACTAGTTGATCATTTGTATTATCAAATGCAAATACTAAATCACCATCATCACTTACACTAAAATAATCAAGAGTATTTGTAGTGTTATTTGTTTTGGATTGAATTAATGTAGACTCAGTTATTTCAGTTATTTGAGTTTTATCTGTGGCCACAGTGGTTAAATCACGTGATACAACACCATTAACATAACCTAACAAATAAGTTTGATTCCAATTATCAACAGTTCTAGTAAAAATATAACTTTGTTGTGTAGCTAATACTTGGCCGCCTTGATAATTATCAGTGATATTTGTATCACCATGAATTAATAATTTGGTCATATTTGTAGGTGTTCCACTTGAATCTCTACCATGATAATTAGTCAATGCCGCAGTTGGCGGAGTAAAATTACCTGTATAAACTATTGCATCAGAAGATTGATCTTGAGTAAGTCTAAAATCATCAATATAGCCTTGATAGAAGTCAGTAGTGCCAGATGAAGCACTATATCTACCAAGACTAATAGAAGTATTGCTATTACTTATTGTTGACGTTGCTGTTCCTTGACTAACGCCATTAACATATAAAGTGTGAACATTAGTTGAACTGTTGTAGGTAACTGCAATATGATACCAAGTATTAATAGCTAATGTGCTTGTAGATTGAATTTCTGTAGGTGCTGATCCACCTGTTGCCCATCGTAAATAATTTGTTGATGTAAAATATATGGCTCGATCAAAGTCTGCACGATATACATATTGCTGTTTATTATCAGCAGTTCTATGAAGCCAACATTCAACAGTAAAATTACTTGAATTAACTGTTTGAGTAATAGTTACATAATCAGCAGTGCCATCAAAAAATACACTACCAGCACCAAACTTCTTTTGTGCAGTTGAGCTAGTGGTATTGCCAGAAACAGTTATAGTAGGAGTATTTCTATTTTGTGTTGTAAATCCAAAAGCATTAGCAAATAATTCAGTTCCATCTGCATTTAATCTTATAGCACCATATCCAAATCTTTTAAAATTACCTACATCAGATGGTAATATGGTAGTTGTTTCAGTCCATGTTGAACCTGATCGTAAATAGGTCCAAACAGCACCAGATGATTTATAACTACCATAACTAAACTGTCCACTAGCTATAGATAAAACTTGTCCGTCTGCAGATAGATCATAACTATAAATTCTAATAATTGAAGGAAGTCCTGTAGGAACTATTTTAGTTTGTTTAGTCCATGTAGAGCCACTTCTTGTATAGATAACAATACAATCGTTAACAGTATTACTATCTTCAGCATACAGAAATGCCGCAATAGTATTTCCATCAGAACTAATTTTGATATTAGTAGTATCAGCAGCACCAGTTTCAGTTGGATTTATTGTAGCCTGAAGTGAATAACTAGTAGAACCTTTAGTATAGACATAGATCTTGCCTTCGCCACCGCCAGTGCCATTTGCTTCTAAAGTTGATGTTATTGCAGCAGTAGATCCATCTGAACTTATTGCACAATCTCCGCCTAAGCCTGCACTTAACACTTGACCATAACCTATATTATTAAAAAAGGTCCAAGTATTAATAGAAGTATCTGTTCTAGTATAAATTTTTCCATACCCATTATATGCTGAATTTCCAGGATATGCAAAACTTTCACCAGCAACAACTAACCATAATCCATTAGCACTTAATTTACTTACCGCACTGCTATTAACGGGTAATGTTATCCTTGTTTGCTCAATCCATTCAGTTCTTCCTGCGCTGGTCAATGATGCAATAGCACTGGTAGGACTTGGAACCACAGTCATGGTATATTGTCCTAAGCCATCATGTGTTGCATCAGTTATTAATGGGCCACCTGTGATTAGACTTTCTGTGTTAGTTAGATAATATCCATTGTTTCTAACAGCAGTAAGAATATTAAAACTAAACACGCTGACAGCAGTATTCCATATTTTACTAGCACCGCCAACATAGGCAATGGTGGCAGTATAGGTAAATGCACCAGCAAATGTAGAAGCAATAGTTATAGTTGGCGTTTTAATTGCATCCCATATTGCTTTGCTGTTAATGCCGCTTAGTCTATAAACATTAGCACTGGGTGTAGTGGCAGTAACTCCACTTGGCAGTGTAGCCCATGTAAGTGTAGCATCTCCAGTAGCTGCGCTGAGATCAACAGTGTATGTTGTTGCACAGGTTGTTGGATCAATAATATCAATAATATTAATACCAATTTTTAAGACGTGTGTATAAACACCAACAGTGGTGTCTACTGCAACAAATTGATCAAGTGCTAGTTCTCTATTGAATATTACAGCTGGTGTTCTGTTATCAGTAAAGGTAACTGATGTGGCGGCAAACGAATTTAAATCGCTTAGACTGTTCATGATGCGTAGATCTCCGTTGGGTCAATGCCAGCACCATACCTAGTATTGGTCATGTAATCATATAATACGTCGCCTGGCTGTGACATTGAATTGCTTATGTGAAAATCCAATTTAGGCAACCCAGTGACTTCTTTTTCTTTGTTGTAGTCAATTTTAACTATGGCAAATGCTAAATTATTCATAGTGTGTGCTGATGTCCACTCAGGCATGATAGTCCAAGCATTAGCCGCTGTGATAGAGTAAAGCGAAGTGGCTACTTGACTGCTGCTGCCATTTTTATACAAATAGATTTTAACTAGTCCTTTGATCTTATAATTTAGAGTGCCATTACGATCAATGGTGTAGTCAGCAGTGATGCCATCTGTTTGAAATATGATCTTTTCATCATTCCAATAGATGTCTAAGAAACTTATTTCACTGGCAGCACTGTCGCTGAGTTTGACACCTGTTGTTTCACAGATAGTTAATACATAATACATGGTCTTGTTAGAGTTAGTCAACTGCGCATCAGTGATGTTGCCACCAAGATAAGTTTCGCCATAGACCACTGGAATCTTAGTGTCAGTGCTGGGATCAATTTGCAGTCTAACACCTTTGTCAACAGTGGCGGCGTTGTTGCTTCTATTGATACTTTTTGTTATTTGATTTAGACCAAAACCTATTAGAGCAGTTCTTGCCAATGTTGGTCCAATGCCGCTGCCGCTGACTAGCCCAATAGCAGCTTTGCCATATCCTACAATGTCATCTAAAAAACTCATGTTGCTACTCCAAAGTTAAACTTACTTCTTATTAAATTTGGCACACGATCCATGCTGAGATCACTGGGATATAATTTCTTTTGATCTTCAGGATTTGTTCTACGTCCTTTGGCAGTGTTGTTTAACACATCTAAGAAACTTGAACAAGTTAATGAAATAGTATTAGTGGCAGTTCTATTAATACCATCAAAGTCTTCATCAATGCCATAGTTATTAATAATACCACTGTATCTCATCATAGGATTGCCTGCAATACTTAGTGCAAGTCCTGTGGCTGGATTAATTAATGCACGATAAATTTTGATAGTGCTGCCTTTGATCCTGCTGTTGATAATTTCATCAATGCTGAGATTTGGAATGCCACTTAGAGTAATAGTTAAATCATTGTTGGTGACTCTAAGCTCACTTGAACTACTGGTCACTGCCATTAGACGTCCAAGACCAATATAGTCTTCACTGTTTAATGTAACAGTGTATAGGTAGTCACTAAAACGTAAAATTTGAGTAGTAAATGGATCAGCACTGTTACTGGCTTTATAAAAATCACACTCAATACGAACTAGTAATGCTGATTCAATACTTGAATAATTACTAAGGTCAATGCTCATATGATGGCCTCAACAAAGATGAAAGGTCCTGACCAACTGACTTGATTACGTGCAAATAAAGTCCACTGTGGGAACTGTGTGCAAATTACATTGAATTGACAATTGGCTCCTACACGTAGACTAACACCACTGGCAGTGTCTTCTAATATTGGTCTATGCAGTGTAACTGTGTTTGAATTATAAACTACATCAGCAGCTACTGTGTAGACTTTGCCACTGGCACCTAATTGAATAATATCACCAGCCCTAAATTTATAACCACTTGATGTAGTTGGGCTTGTGGTCAATGTTATACTTGAATTACCTTTGATAATGCTGGCAACAAAGCCTGTTGAGTTTACACTGTTACCTTGATAACCACTGATCCAACTTAGTCCACTTGAACTGATATAAAAAGATCCATTGGTAACTCTATCTAACTTTTCAAGTTCAGTAATTTTACCACGCCAGTCAGACCAAGCAAGTCCATCAGGTAACTTGACTTCAAATGACCAAACTTGTCCACCACGGCTAACAGCTCTTGTAGTGCCATCACGTGACTGTGTGCTGGCCACAGTTTTTAATCTATTCACGCTGATTGATTCAGCGGCATTTATAATATATTGAAATGACATTAATATCTCCCTGGGATGCCCTTAGCACCTTGACTAGCTACTGCATGAATAAATGCAGGATCTCTTGCGATCATTTGTTTGAAGCTCTGTGCATCTACTGCATTGATGTTGTAAACAACACTGCCGCCTAATTGATTGTTTGGCGTCACTGTTCTACCAGCAGCTCCACTTAGTAATTCTGGACCACGTTCACCAACTAACACTGGTCCATTAGTTGGAATCATACCGCCATTGGCAAATCCCAATAGGCTTTTAGCTCCATTGAATATAGTGCTTAAAATATTTCCACCACTAGTTGCTCCATTTAATGGACTTAACATACTGGCCAATAGTTGCCTAATATTACTACGTAGTAATTGAGTTGCAAGATCAGCTAGAAGACTCTTAAAGCTAAGTTTGCCACCTTGTGCAAGTGTAACAAATGCATCTTCAATTCCTTTGGTCATTGTGCCAAATAATTGCTGTGTCTGACTGGCAGCATTGTCTGCTTCTCTTATATAAGTTTTAAATGCCTGTTCCCAACCATAGGCAAAAGTTCTTGATTGATCTGAAATTAATTGATTAACCGCAGCGGCTCTTTGTCCATTTTCTATAATTTGTCCAAATGGATCGCCAGTTAATATTTTTTGTGCATCTGGTGATAAATTGGCTTGGCTAAAGGCTTGTTTTAATGAACTACCAACATCACTTACACCATTTTTAAGATTTTCTGCATTATCTAAAATACTACTAATAGCATCTATTGCTTTGGCTTTATCAGTTTCAGCTAGTCTGCTGGTTCTGGATAATAATTCTGCACGTAAATTACCAATGGCTTTAAGTTTTTCTTCAGCAGCAATTTCATCATTAATGCCCATGATGCGACTATTATCAAATTTCATCTGTGCATCAAAAATAGCCTTTCTTTGATTTCCATCTATACTAGCAATAGATTGCAATTGTTTTAATAAGTCACGCTCCTTAGCTATATTATTCAATCTTTCATCACTGGCTGTTTTTTCTTTAATAGCACGATCATCAATGCCTTTAAGTGTTTCAGCTAAAAATCCTCGTTGTATACCTTGACTGGTTTTGTCTAGTGAATCAAATGCTGCCTGTGCATCTGCTTTGGCTTTGTCAGCGTCCTGTTGTATTTTAGCCTTGGCAGCTTCAGCATTCTTTTGATCTTCTGTAAGACTTAATCCTCTTAAGTCAATATCATACTTGTCTTGAGCAATTCTAAATCCACGTAAGAGTTCATCACTGCTTTTGCTAATTGCTGTTTTTTGTTTGTTTAAGACATCAATTAAACCTGTTTGTGGATTATTAGTAGAACCTTTAGGTTTATTTGTTTCCTCGTTTAATTTTTTAGTAGCATCTGTAGCATCTGAAGTTAATCCAACATAGGCAGCAACACCTGATGCAGCACTGGCTAATGCAATGCCTAAACGAATTAATGGATTTTTAGCAACTACGGTATTCAATACACCAAATGCTGTTGCAAGTTTAAGAACAGCGCTGGCAGTGCTGGCTGCGGTAATTGCAACTAATGCAGAACCAATAAGTCTAAAACTTGTGACTAGTGTATCAGTCTGAATGTTTAGATTACTAATAATTTTAAACAGGGGCTCAAATGCTTGTGCAAATGCCATTTTAATTTGATTAGTAATGCCTAAGATTCTATCAAATGCTGCGCCAGCTGTTTCTAATGCAGGTGCATACTTTTCTGCTTCTTCACGTGCTGCCTTTTCTTGACTAATAAGTTTTTGTAGATCAACACCAATCAAACTCTTACCAAAGAATTCAGTAGCCAATGCATTACGTTGCATGGCATCTGGGATTAGACTTAGACTAGTTAGCAGTTTTTCTCTGATCTCACTTTGTCCTAGACGACCTAAGTCCGTCATTGTGACGCCTAGCTTGGCAAAGCTGCCAACAGCTTTCATGTTGCCATTGTTAGCATCATCTACAGCATTGCTTAAACGTTGCAAGGCCTGACCAGCATTGTCAGCCTTTCCTCCACTTGACTGTAGTGCTGATTGAAATGCCAATACTTCAGCAGTAGCTAAACCATTAGCAGCAGCTATGTCTGTGACATCATCAGCAAAACGTGCAACACTAGCACCTAAGGCCAGCAGTGCGCCACCCAATGCTGTGGCTGCAACATTCATCTTGCCAAAGCTGTCACTAAACTTTGATTGGACTTGTTCTATTTTTGTGCCAAGACGATCCAATGCTTGTATTGCTGGATTGGTGTTAGCGGTTACTTGAACATCAATTGACATATTATTTTCCTGTTATCTGACGAACACGATTACGAATAAACTGTTCTGTTGGCTTGCTCATACCTCTTGGAGCTTGTTTACTGCCACGCATTCCACTAGCAGTCATACGACGACCTTTGTCAAGAACTTCTGCATAGTCATACTTTGCCTGAATCGTTCTTCCTTGCAAGCTAGTATTACTACGGGCATTACCAGTATCAATAGGAGTTATTTTCTTAAAATATTGATAGGCTTCTGTAGGCACATTAGACAACTGTGTGCTAATTGTTTTTAATTTGTCTAATGTAGTTTTAGCATTAAACTTAATGTCAAATTGTATACTCACTCTTCGCTCCTTGCTCTAGCAATCATACTCAACATTTCTTCTTGAGTTGGCTGCTTTGATTTTACTTCACCATTTGCCACAGCATTACGATGATTTTCCCACTTAGTGCTGACATCTAACACATATAGATCAAATGTTGTTGCGTTAGCCAATGCTTCACTGGGCAAGCACTTATATCTATGGGCGAGGTTATCCAATGTCAGGATCATCATAATATCCTGACTGTCCCAATCAGGATCCCCGCCAATTACTTTCCCAGTAAATCAACAATCTTTGAAATGGCCTTTAATAATATATTACTTGGTAACATTATGTCACCTTGAATAACTTCTTTACCTTCTTCATCTAATATTAATGTTCTAACAATATCAAACATGACTTTAGGATCAGTGTTGGTTGCAGTGGCTAACTTCATGAATGTATCTAGAGGTTGGCGATCCCAAGTCCAGAACTCAATAGTCTCACCAAACTCCTTGACAACATCTTGGTCATCAAGCGTAATTTTTGTTAGTTGGGGCTTTGCAGCCAGTTGTGATAGTTTCATCTCTTAATCTTCCTTTCTGTTAATCAGTGTATTTGTCACAGCAAGTAGGAAACCTATCCTACTTGATATCTTATCTATGTCGCCACGGGCACAGGTCAATTCATTCCTGGACTTGGCTAACTCCGCCACTAGGCTTTTTAATAACTCTTTATCTGTCTTTGAATCTAATATATCCATTGATCTTTCCTTCATCTATATTTATAGCCTAAACAAAAATAGGGCCATAAAAGACCCTATTTTCATTACCTAAGATTAATTAGGTTGTTACTGTGGCTGCAACTAGGTATTCGCCAGTCACTGTGATAGTAATTGGTGTAACCCATACTGGAGCATCAGCAGATACAGTTGGTGCTAGACCAGTGATGTATCCTTGACCTTTAATCCAACGGTCATTGGTTGTAGTTGTGCTACCATCTGGAACTGAATCTAAGAAGCGCAGAGCAAATGCGATTTTAGTCTTGTTACGACTGCAACCTAATAGGCCCTGAACTGCAATAGCAGTAGTAGAAGCAGCATCCAATGTTGTTCCAAAGAATGTTGTTGGATCAACAACACAGTTCATACTGATACTGTTTGTTGAAGTTGTTGCTACCTGTTGTTTAGCTGAAGAGTCAAGTTGACTCCATGTAAACACATCGTTAGCAGAGTTGATTGTTACGTCTTGTAACGCGGGAACAACCAGTGGTGTTCCCATGGCAATAGCAGTTGCAGGGTCGCCTGTGATAACAGCAGCTGGGGCAGTTGACCCAATGATGTTAATCTGTAGAACGACCTGTGCATTAGCGTTGCCAGGACTTGGTGATGAATATGCCATGTTGGCTCCTTATATAATTGTTGTGAATCGAAACTCTAACTCTGTGACAAGTAAGTCTTCTTCAAAAGTAGTTGATATCACACAGTCACGACGTGTTACGCCTGTGATAGCGGCAGTATCTTTACCAGCTCTTAGACTTGTGACTACCGTGTCATAGTTAGGGGGTAATTGTTTAGCATCTGATGCAAAGTAGACACGAACTGATGCAATTTCAGAATCAACTTGTGTGCCATCCAGTGTAACAATAAGAGGTTCATTAGAAAACTGTGTGCGATCCACATAGATTCTTTTTACGTTCTTAATATACAGGGGGACACCTGAACTAGAGTATGGCAATTCTTGACTTAAGATGAATGCACCTAAGTTTTGAGTTCCAATGTAATCAACTAATTCTTGTCTCATCTTATTCTCTTTAAGTTAATCAATCCTGGTGTGCGTTCTGAACTAGTGACTGTGCCTGAGTTATCAAAATCATACCAATCTCCAGCTTCAACTAGCTCACTGAATAATGCATCAGCTCTGTTGGTGTAGTAGCCCATCTTTTGACGCTCTGCTGTATCTTGATTAGAGAAGTCAGCAATTCCTGGCAAAATATAGTCTGCTAGTGCAACATAGACACATAGTTCAGTAAAGTCAGTTTGACGAAGTTTGATATAGTTAGGATTCAGCGCAGGTATGTCAGCTACTGTATTGATTGCAACACTAGTATTGCGATCTCTAAAATAACTTCTCCACCATGAACTGGTTCTCAGCTTGGTCAAAATACGTTCAGTAGCACGAATCAAGAGTGGTTCAACTACATCATCAGAAAGGCCTTCATTTACTTCAAACAGACGTTGATCCTGTTGTAGGACGTCAGAGTATTCAGCAAAGCTGACTACTATTGAGTTTTCAGTTACGAAAGCCATTCTTGTCTCCTATTAGATGCTAGCGTCAAACTTCAATGCACGGCCTAGGCTGTCTTGAAGTTCACCAACACCGTAATGACAAGCTGCTACAACTTCTGTAGACAAGTAGTCAATACGACGAGCAGTTTCAATAGTTACATCACCAATCATAGCGAGACCTAATGCGTCTCTGTGGAACACGGCACCTGGGAAGTCACCAGCGTTAGTAACATAGTCAATGTTGCTGGTTTCATAGATTGGAATACCAGCTAATTGCATTACATAACCTTGACGCATGGCTTCGTTACCAACTTCACTGTAAGCACCCATAGAGAATGCAGCAGTGCTTCCGCCCAATGTCAATGCAGCCTTCAAATCATAAGCGATTTCTGGGTGCAATACGCAGACCATACCTTCAATGCCAACGCCAGCGCCACGTAATTTTGCAACTGAGTTGAAGATTGAAGCAGCAGTGATCTGACCAGTGTAGTCACCTACACCATTAGAGAAGCTAGCGAACAAAGCTGTTAGGTCTTTGTCAATCTTACGAGCAATACCTTCGCCAAATAAACGGCCTAGGTCAGCTACTACATTGCTAGAGCTACCAGCAACAGACAAATCACTAACCATAGTGCGGATAGCGTTGGTTGCCACTGTTAGAGTTGCACCACCAGTAGATACTTCAGTGTTGCTGATGATATCACCTTCAGTGATGGCTGCTGCAGAAACTTGTGGGTAAACTGGAACAGTCACTGTCTTACCTTGACCTGGGGCCAAAGTATAATTTTTTACGAGACCACGCATGATGGATCTCTCGTTTGCTACGAACATTGCTTCAGCAACAATTGCTGGTAACAGGTCGTTTAATGTTGTGGTTGTTGAACCGGCCATAATAATTCTCCTTAGTTAATTAGGCTAAACCTAAACTCTTGCGATGTTGTGCATAGAGTTTACGATGTTCTGGATTGCTCATGTTTAATTTTGAGATATCCAACTTTTCCGCTGAAACACTAGAGATATTACTTCTAGTATTGGTAGTTGACGGTGATGCCATCTTAAAGTGCGGATTCGAATCAAGGAAGCCGCGCACTAGTTCTTCAACAGCA